GATCTTGCCGCTGCGAACCTGACCGAGCTGGACAAGAAGAGCGTCATCGCGCAGCGCATGATCCAGTCCGGCTTCGATCCGGCCGCTGTCCTCGAGTCGCTCGGCTTGCAGGCGCTTCCGCATACGGGCCTGCCGAGTGTGCAGCTGCAGGCTATCGCGCAGGTTGATCCCGAAGATCCGAAGGCGGCTTACGAGGTCGACGCGTGACGATCTCCACGAATCAGATCACGCTAGGCACGGCGCGCGCAGTTGTCGCCGGCGCTAGTCAGATGAGTCAGCGCGTAACGGTTCACAATAACGAGTCGGCGCAGCAAGTCTTCCTCGGAGGATCAGACGTGACGACTAGCAACGGTATCCATCTTGACGGCAAGGAAGAGCGATCGATCACGCTGAACCCTGGCGAGGTTCTCTATGGCATCGCCAGCGGATCGTATTCGGTCAGCGTGATGATCCAGACGATGGGGTAAGCGTGCCGTATTTCATTACTGACCAGAGTGCTGAGTGTGACGGGTGGGCGACGATCAAAGATGACGGCGAAGTGATTGGTTGTCACGAGTCGAAGGATGCTGCTATCGCGCAGATGGTCGCCGTGTCTATCGCCGAAGGGATGGAGCCGGGTGGCGAGCGGGACCTTGATGGCGCGCCGGCGATCATCGTCGACATTGACGGGACGCTGATCTCATTCGAGGGCGAGCCGATCCGTAGCGTCGTCGACTTCGTTGACGATTATGAGGGCGCGGTCTTGATCGTGACGGCTCGTGTCGAGGCTGATCGGGCGGCGACGATTGCCGAACTCGAAGCGGCGGATGTTGATTGGGACGAGCTCTATATGAAGCCGACGGCGGGTGCTGATTCGCTGATGTTCAAGTCTGAGATGGTTCGGGATCTTCTGGACGTGTGGAATCTTGAGCTAGCGATCGAGAATGATGCTGAGGTGCGTGCTGAGTATGCGCGGCTCGGTATCACGGCCGTCGTGCCGAGTGCTGTGCTCGAGACTGGTGTGCGCGCGTTGCCAGATAATTATCGGCCCGCGCTAGCGGCGGATGTGCCGGAGGGTCGCGCGTGCGGCAATTGTGTTTTTTATGACGAGTCGAACGTCGAGGGTGACAAGGCGTGGTGCGAGCGGTGGGACGAGTACGTGAGCGGCGCGTATTATTGCAACGCGTGGCGTGCTGACGAGGAGGAGCGCGCGCCGGCGCCGCCGGAGGATCAGATCGAGGGGTCTGACGAGAACGAGCCTGGCAGTGCTAGTGGTGCTGGTGGGGATGTCGAGCTGAGTGAGGCGACGACTACGGCGCTCCGTAACAAGGCCGCGGAGCATAACGAGGCGATGGATGCGGATGATCGTCCCGCGTATACGCGGACGACGCTGGGCCAGTTGTCGGCGGTGTATCGTCGCGGGTCGGGCGCGTACTCGACGAGTCATCGTCCGGGTGTGTCTCGAGCGGCGTGGTCTATGGCTCGCGTCAACGCGTTCCTATATCTCTTGCGGCGTGGCCGTCCCCAGAATGCTGCGTATGTTTCGGATAATGATCTCCTGCCGGAGGATCATCCGCGGTCGACACGTGGCGATCGAGCCGTCGACTTGACGCTGCCCGAGTATATCCAGATGGCAGCGATGCGTGGTGTCGATTATTACGAGGCGGGTCGCGCTGGTGACGGCGTTGTGGATCGTACGATTCGAGAGGCGCGTCTAATGAGTCGTGGCGAAGTGTCGGAGGATAAAGTCATCCGTGTCAGTGCGTGGGCTGCTCGGCACCTCGTCGATCTTGACGCGCCGCAGAATAATGATCCTGATGATGATGGGTTCCCCGGCGCTGGTGCTGTCGCGTTCTACTTGTGGGGCATTGATCCGCTTGACCCGTCGCCGGCTATTCGCTGGTTCGATGAGAAGGCCGACCAGATCCGCGAGGAGGAGCGTAGCCTAGACACGGCCGTTGTCGGTGCTACCCTTTCTACTATGGATAACGGAGTCGAGACGCGCCGCATCACTGTCAACGAGTTCGAGTTGCGCGACGGAGCCGAGGGCAATGGCATGACGTTCGTTGGGTATGCGGCCGTCTTCAATTCGGATAGTGAGCCGCTGCCGTTTACGGAGCGAATCGCGCCTGGCGCGTTCTCGCGGTCGCTGCGTTCGCGGAATGAGATCAAGATGTTCTTGAATCACGACACGTCTCAGGTCCTCGCGTCGAAGCGTGCGGGAACCCTGCGTCTGTCTGAGGACACTCATGGCCTCCGCGTTGAGGCTGATCTCCCTCAAACCTCAACAGGGCGCGATTTGGCGTACCTCATAAAACGCGGAGATATTTCTGATATGTCTTTTGGATTCAGCGTTCCGCGTGGTGGGGATTCGTGGAGTGATGATGGCGCGACGCGCGAACTGCGCGAAGTCCGTCTCCATGAAGTTTCAGTCGTCCCGGGTTGGCCAGCCTATACCGCGACGACTGCTTCGGTGCGTAGCCTGGACGGACTCGTCGAGGCTACAGGCCTCGAGGCTGACAAGCTTAACGCGGCGATCACGGCGCTGGAGAATGGTGACGAACTCGACGAGGCGCACGCTAGTATCCTCGACGCGGCCATTGGCCGGCTGAAGACGCAGCGCGATGATGTGGCGGCTTCGTTGTCGCTGAAGCAGAAGCAGCTAGACGTGCTTCTCGCCCGCGTCTCGTAACCCCGATTATCTGCGTTATTCTATGAGGGTCTAGCGCGGAGCCGCGCTGGCACTTTCGGATTCGCGGAGCCGCGGCCGGTGGCACTATCAACTCGATACCCTTGAAAGGGGTGGACAATGTCTGATTACATCAATCGACAGCACGAGCTCCGCCAGGCCGCATGGCATGAGGCGAAGCATCTTCTCGACACGGCTGGCGCGGAGAAGCGCGACCTGACCGCTGAGGAGCAGGAGAAGTACGATCGCATCAGCGCGGATCTTGATACGCGTGGCGCGATCATTGAGCAGCTGAAGGCTGACGAGGAGCGCGCTGCGCGTCTCGACGCTGCTGCTGCTGAGCTCCGCACGGACGAGGCTCCGGCCGGCGACGATACGGATGCTGAGACGATCCGCGCGATGGCGCGTGGCGAGGTTCGCTCGTTCAACTTCGAGAAGCGTGACGTCCTCACGTCAACGAGCGGCAGCCCGGTACCTACGAGCTTCTATGACCAGGTGATTCTCAAGGCTCGCCTCGTCGGTCCCATGCTCGACGTTCCGACCCAGCTCAACACGACCAGTGGCGAGACGATTCAGGTCCCGAGCCTGTCCGCGTACTCCTCGTCCGCTACCGTCACGGCGCAGGGCGCGAATTATTCGGAGAGCGATCCTACGTTCAACTCGTTCGTCAACCTCGGCGCGTTCAAGTACGGCTTCCTGATTCAGGTCAGCCGCGAGATGATCGAGGACTCTGGTGTCGATCTCCTCGGCTTCCTCGCCGACCAGGTCGGCAATGGTCTGGGCTACAACGTCCAGAACGCTCTGACCAACGGCACCGGCACGGTTCAGCCGACCGGTATTGTTACGGCCGCTGGTTCGGGCATCACTGGTGGAACGGGCGTCAGCGGTGCGTTCACTGCCGACAACCTGATCGATCTTTACTATCAGGGTCTTGACGGTGCGGCTCGTCTGCTTCCGGGCGTCGGCTGGATGATGAATGGTGCAGCTATCGGCGCCGTGCGCAAGCTCAAGGACACGGCTGGTAACTACATCTTCGACCCGGCGGCTGACGGTAATCAGCGCGACTTGCTTCTTGGCAAGCCCGTGTTCGAAAATCCCCATGTTCCTTCGCCGGCCACGTCGGCCAAGTCGGTACTCGTGGGGCACATGCCGAGCTTCTTCGTTCGCACGGTCGGTGGCATCCGCCTCGACCGGTCCGACGACTTCGCGTTCAACGCGGACCTCGTGACGTTCCGCGCTTCGATGCGCGTGGACGGTGCTCTGCCGCAGAGCTCGCACATCAAGTACTTCGCTGGTGGCGCTTCCTAATCCGTAGCGCTTAGTGGTACGCTAAGGGCCGTCAATCCTATTCGGGATTGGCGGCCTTTAGTCTTTGGGAGGGAACCCGTTGGCGAATCGAGCAGACCGTAGACACGCCGCG